CTAGTTGAAAAGGAGACCGAAAAGTCAACGATCAAACCAAAAAGTAAGAGAGTGGTTCCTCGTGTAGTCACTAGATCCATTCCGCTTCGGGGACCAACCCTACGGACGTTCTTCGTGCACGATTGACTCATACATACTTATATGCTAAGATACTATTGTGACTTATACGCTTACTCCTATTGGAAGCACTAGCGTGTTGGTTATGTTATCTGGTATAAATCGTTCCCAACGTTGGTTGTGTTGGAGGACGTCAAGGGCGGTCCTTGATATAATCCGAGACGAAAATCGTCTCCAGCTGAAATCCAGAATGTCATCTCAGCTGATCTCCCTATCAATGACCCGATGTTTGGTGTGATGACCATGACTTTGCCGAGAGAGCTAAAGCTAGTACGATCGTACCGTGGTTCCGTGTTGCCATGATAAATCATAGCAAACTTGTAGATGTGTTCGTACGGAATTTCGATAGTAACGTGATTAGCCGAAGCATCTGATGCAGTGAAGGCAATAGCGGACTGGCCAAGTGTCGGGTAGGGTGAGGGGAGGGATTGGTACTGTTTCCCAAATAAAGCGATGGATAAGTAAGTCTGTGGTGATGAGCCAGCAGTAACTACATTGCTTGGGTATGGGTCAGGTGAATAGGCAACAGTAAAACCTATTGGTTGTGTCATCGGCGTATCGGTGGACGTCGCCGAATCTGGTTCCAAACGAATCTTCATTCGAATGGTTCCCCGACAGCCTCGAAAAGCTGAACCATAAAACGTAAACATACCTTGCGGCGTGTACGTAGCGGGGAACGAACTGATTATTGCATCGTTTCCAAAAACTAATGCTCCGACATCGAGAATGTAGGAATCGAACGAAGCCGCTCCAAACCTAAGAAATCGTGGCGCAGCGTTTCGCTTCAGGATAGAGGCAATTGAATCAGTCGGTGGGCCGAAAGGCATGCTGTTGACAGGAGCAATGTTCGGCAAGACGTGAATAGGACCGGCTTGAGCATCTAGTTCTTCAATGCGGCCAGTTGTGGTAACGAAAGGGGAATAGATTGACGCGTTATTGTCACTAGGTGTAAACAACGCGTAGTCTTCTCCTCCTGCGAACCACACATTAACGTCTATATCAGTTGGGACACCTTGGGGTGCCACGAGTGGATTAATGACCCATAAGGACCAGAAACCACACGAGCGCTCGAGGTGTTGTTCGTAACCCCAACTCGCGGCTACCGCAAGCACCTCGGTAGGTGCTTGGTAGTCCATGACAAACTCGAATGTATGCTGTTCAGCGTTAAGATCGATATACGCACCGTACATGTTAGTTACGGTTTCGAGTGTCATTGATGTCGGTGGGATCTCAGTAGCGTACTGAAATCCAAGAAAGAATCGCGCCGTGTTGAAAGGTGACGCGATAAATTCTAGGCGAATCTTTATACTCCCTCGCCAGTAAGAGTGCTTGCACGAGAAGAAATCTAGAGTGGTCATATTGAATGGATTAGTTAGATTAGGCTTCTGCGATACGGGTTGCCCGGTGATAAGTGGTGACATGGGACTGATGGAACCATATGCAAGCATGCCAGTTGACGCAGTGTTGATGTTCACTGTATGGCTGAGGTTCCACTTCTGCAACAGATAAGATAACGACATCTCATCCGTTTTGGACTGAAAGTGAGCGATCTTCGCTTCATCAGATAACGCTCCGTTAGGAACGAGCGTCATCACCTCGGCGAACTCCAGATTGGTGGAATTACTAAAGTACCCGAGGGAAAGCTGAACAGGTGGTGGATTTGTGCCGATTGTTGGCTTATCTAACGGCATTGGTACGCTTGCGGACGCACCATGGGCGACTTCGTTCGTAGGTGAATCGCCTCCTATCGTTCCGATTGTGCTATGCTCTACATTGTAGTTCTTCGAGATGTATTGTCCTTGCGGACTCAGCTTCTCAGGAGCCCTACGTTGTGTCCACATTGGGGCAATGCGGGGAAATGGCGGGACAGGCAGTACGACTGCCTGCTCCTCCTCTTCCTCGACTTGCACACCAATAGCTTTCGCCATAGCACGAACCAACTCCGATGAGTGGTCCTTTTCCGGGTCATTGTCCTCTTTCTTGGCTTCTAGGTAAGCCTTCGTTCGAGCTAAGAGAACAGCGAGCTCGTCATCTTGACCATGTTTGGTGAGTAAAGTTAGCGATCTTGGGAGGAGTATGCGAAACTCCCCGTCAACATATGAAACGCTGATAGAAACAGCCAGGCTAGTCGGGGCTCCAGCGCCTACGCGAAGATAGTTCAGAACTTGGATATTTAATGTACCCAAGAAATCCAAACCCACTTCGTTAAGGTTCCGGAGATCTAAAAAGCCTTTAGGATTCACAAAATCGCAGTCGATCTCACCTACATTGCAAGTAGCAGGGTCAAGCACAACGTGCGGTACTGACGTGGCAGCGGAGGTATTATTTCCGTGCCAACGGGTAATAATGTTCTTTGTTGTCAGTGGGACAAAGTAACATAGGAGAGCGCCTGAGTGCGCCATCCTCGAACCGGTTACTTGAATTCGGAGCTTCACAGCCCCACGGAAATACGCATATTGCAGAAAAGCTTCGTGAGAAGGAGATGCTGCAAGAATTGTCTCTCCTGGGATTGTGTACTGTCTAAGGAATGATCCGACAGCGTTCGAATTCGACCAAGTCAGTGTTTCGACAAGGATTTCTTTAGCAACCTGATTCTTAACGGTCCAATTCATGTCTTGCAGTGCGACATGCGCAGCAGACGCTGCGGGGGCAACTTGTGTGCGTTCCCCAATTTCAGGTACAGCCTGTTGAATGACGGTTATACCTAATTCAGACTGGGTGGTCATCTCGTCGGTGGTGCGAACGAGTTGGTCTGATTGTGCTTCGAGTTCCTCTGGTGCAGGAACACCACGAATACGCGCACTGTTGAAATCATGCGTCATAAACATCCCTTCCTCTTCGTTGTAAGCAAGGTTGGGCAGGAAGTTCTTCTTGGCGTATTGTTCTTCAAAGAACTGGTATGCAGGTGGGTAGATGAATTTCCCTATTTCTGCACACGCCTCAATACACTTCGTTCGGAGTGAAGTGTAGTACTCTTCGCCATGGGCGAAGGAGAGCCGTAAAGCTTCAGTGATTGCCTCTTCGGTACAACCCCATATGTCATTGTCTTTTCTGGTTTTAACCCAGTTAAGTAATGCAGCGATGGAGTTCGTATCGAGAGCATACATGAACCGTTTACCAACTCTCCTGAAATTTCCCTTGAGGAAGGAAAAATCAAGTACGAATGTTTCTCCGTCTGAGATAGCAGATTTCTTGTCTGGAGAGGTGTACTCCAGACCATGCGCAGCCATCCATTCAGAAATGGTGCGCATATTGAACCAGGCGAACGCTTCTTTCTTCACAGACACGGTGTTATCGTCACCAAGCACGAATAGGCGCACCAACTTATGGAACCACGCAAGGTCCCGATACTCTGGTGGCGCCAAATCTTGCCAGGCAGTCGCGAACAAAAGCTCATTAGCACACCCATTGATAACAGTCGTTAACGGGTTTCCAGATGGATTCCCAGTGTGCTTATAAAGGAGGGTATCTCCACACAAGATGAGGGTGTGGATAAATTCGTGGAATAGCGTCCTCCTAACGTTCTGGTTCTCTTCAGAGTCCTTGTACCATGCGTTGATAATAGTACAAACCGAGTCGATCAATTCAGGCATCAATGTTCCGTCGTAGTTTCCATAGTCTCCAGCAAATCCGAGCTCTGAATGGTTATTCAAGGTGTTGGCGATGGTAGTCCAGTCATCCGAGTTCGGATCGAGTCCTGCGGCGTTAAAGAACTCACAGTTGTGGCGGAAAAAGGCAGATGAGAAGGCGAGACAATACATGCGAGTGAGAATAGTCATGTCAGTGGGTCCGTAGATGAAGGTTCGGGTTTTCCAGATCTTTTCAGTGTCTTTGAGTTCGTCTTTGAGACACGCAACCCAAACGGATGGAACACGCTTACATTTCTTAAAATCAGCGTGGCGTTCATCGAGAGCCTTGCGTAGCTCAGGATCTATTACACGTCTTTCCCCATCAGGGCCATCTATGACTCCTCTTTTTCCAACAACACCAGGTTCCTTACTAAGACAGTAGGGATAACCAGGTGAAGTTGACAAATCGAGGGGGTCACAATTGGCGATATGGGGAATTCCGTTAATAGCTTCTTCTTCGGTGGCAACAAAACGAGGGTCGTCGTGCATAACAGCATTGATCAAAGCAGACACGTAATCGATGGATTTCTGCAGGTGGACAGGATTCAAAGGCGTCGTAGTTCTTCCGAATTTCTCAACACCCCTAACAATTAAGTTGGGGCATTTGTACTTTCCAGAAGGGTCCGGGCGCTCGTCGCGCGGCGTGAGTACCGCAGGTTGCTTCGTGTTCGCAACAATCTTTTCAAAAAGTGCACTGGGGGCGAGACGTGTCTTAATAGGTGATCTGACACAATACTGCGGTAGTACATACTCACACACGGTGAAATTCCCAGCAGGAATACACTTAGCAGTTTCAAGACTTCCGGTCTTCTCGGATGCAATAGTAGGGCATCCAGTTACTGACAGCGGTTGCTTCAGCAACGCAAAACCACGATTGAGCATTTCGATAGTAACATACTCAGCGTTTCCACGTTCAGTTTTCCGTGATCCAGCGACATGAATTCCAATGATCTTACGCGTGAAAGCGGTGTTACTAGCGCAAACCATCCCTCCACAATCACCAGCAATGGTGTTGGAGGTGTATTCCCAACCTTGCATGATATCGACGGTTTCGGGGCTTTCTTCAGGTCCAATGTTGTAAATCTTGTGGGTATTAAACGAGCGGATAGATGACAGATGGTGCATAACGGGATACGCACTCATTCCAGGGTACAACAGCAGCATTCCAGCGCTGAGGGCGTACTTACGAAGGTCACGTTCTTGGGCAAAATGTCCAGTGATATCAGAAAAGGCACGAAGTTTGGCATCCATAGTGTACAGGCAGAGATCCTTGAGAGTACCATCTTCTGCGGAGAGGGCACAATAGCGTTTCGGGTCAAAAAGGTTCGTCACAGAAATTCCAGTAGAATGAGTCAAAGTGATAGTGGTTCCGGTGGGGCAGAGCGAACGGCGTCCATTGGTGAGTCCATTAGAAAAGATGTGGCGGGGCAACAAAATAGTAGTTCCTTTAACCATAACTCCAGCGAGGGAGTTGTCTCCTACAGAGACTTTAACGAGGGCGGGCATGAAAGTAGTGTCGGCGAGATTGCGGGCGGATACGTCAATGAGCGATTGCTTAATCAGTTGCGGGTCTTGTGAGGCTAAATTATCGACAGCCTTATGGAGAATGTTCGAAATCGGGAACTGGGGGAAAGTACTCTCAAATACCTGAAAGAATTCTTCAACTCCTTCAGATAATCGACGGGTCCATTCTTCAGTTGGTTCAGTTCCTGTAGAGTAGGCAGCATCGTAAATGTCGAGCTCAGCGGCAACTTTATCAGCAGCTTTCTTCAATTCAGCGGTGTCGTAGCTAGGCATAACGGTGGCGAGGCGGTCAACGGCTTTCCGAATGTCTCTTCTCTTCTGGGCGATGAACTTCCGACGGTAAGCAACGTTGCGGCGTGCTTTGATCTTTTCGTCGAAACTCTGTGGTACGTATCCGGGCGGTTTAGCGATGGTGGCAGGGTGTACGGTCATGCACATAGTGTGGTCATCGGGGGTTCCATCTTTCCAATACAAGTCCATATCTTCTGGGTGCAAAGGTGGCAGTGGGGCGAACTTCTTTCCAGCGTTTACTTCTGTGGCAACAGCAATACAAGCTGGATTAGCACACTTTGGAAGTGCTTTCTGAGCGGCAACATAATCACAATGCGTTGTGACTTTGTTCTTCGGGCGAAACTTGGTAAAAATCTTGTACAGCAGATATGCAGCTATACCAGTCGCAGAGGCAACTCCGATCATAGACATGATCGAGACGAACGCAGGATGTTCGTCCTTCCAAGTTTTGGTGGTTTTCTCAAGGTCTTCAAGGGCTATAGCAAATTCGGTAACGGTGGCGGCGGCCATGACTCGAGGACTCTCCAGGCGGCGGAGAATCTGAGTAATCGGGATGTTCTTCATTGAAGCGCAACAGGTTTCAGTACAACAGCCAAGAATGGCGTTATATTCTCCCTGGTACGTCTCATAAGAACCATCGGGATGCATTCGTAGGTGGTTTCCAGTTTCAATAAAGGTGTCGGCGTCGGCAAGATCAAATGGTCGTTGACGTTTGACCATCTGAGCTACAAGAATCTCTTTCGGTATTCCAGCAAAGGAGCGGAGCTCCTCTACGCACGTTCTTCCAGCAGCGAGATTAACATTAACAAGGTCTTGATTACCAACGTGCTTCTTCTGAACTTCTAAGATGTGGCGGAGAAGTTCCATAAACGGCATAGGCGATGGACGGGCCTTCGGATCAACAGGATTCAGCAAGGCGAAATCAACGTGGGACCAATGGGCATCGGCAGGTTTTCCAGTCGGGTGCATTCGAATGAGAAGGTGACGTCGGCGATAGATAGCTTCAGAACAACGAACCTTGGTGGTATCGGCAGGATAAGGTGTATTCGATGAACAGATCACAACCTTAGAACTAAACGTAGTTCCTTTCTTTCCAATTGCGGTATCGTTCAATGAAGCCATGGGCAAAACAAAGGTGGCGTTAGAGATAGACAAAATGAGTTCATTAAGATCGTTTCCTTCAACGTTCTGTGCAAAATCGTCAATGATAACAATGGGCTGGCTGCGATAGCCATCCCAATGATCACTAGCAGCATTACGCACATAGGTCAAATTCGGATCGTCAGGAGAAAGTCCAGCAGGGCGGAGTAATTGAGCAAGGAGAGCCATAAAAGTCGATTTTCCAACACCAGGGAGGCCAGTCAAATAAATACACAATGGAGTATCACGAGTTCCGAGAGCGTCTCGAGCTCCTTGCACAGCAATGTGCAATTTCTCGATCTTAGCGGTGGTAGCAGACACAATCTGGAACATACGAGATCCAACATTAGCATTCAAGTCAACAGCCATAGTAAGCATGAGTTTCGTTCCAGCGGAATGACAGGCGATAACACGTTCTTGAAATAAATAATCCGTGATGAGACGTTGCGATTGGGCAGGATCTGATAAAACATCGACTTCAGCCATCCAGGCAGCAAAGTCTCCTCCGATAACGAGCTTCTTATACAGTGCATCAGAGGGGCAAATAACAGAGAACCATGAGGTGACGCATTCGGGCAGGTAGGCAGAAATGTATCCGGCGAGCGATTGGAGATTTCCAGCAACAGGGACAGCAAGCGTAAACGTACGCATGCACTCATTAACGTTCTTCAAAGTCTGAGTAGATGGTATAGTTCCCATAAAAATAGTACCGAGAGTGGCGGAAATGAGGGCAAGGAAACTTGGCACGGTGGGTCCAAGTTGAACATCTAACACTTCAGGCTCTTCAACGGCATCAAAAAATGTATCAATACTCTCTAAGGGTGTTTCGGACGAGAAATAGAAATACAATGATTTAATACCAGAAAAGAACATTTGTGATAAACGTTTAGCGATTTCCAGGGAGGCAGTGAAATTAGTGATGGAGAAAATACGAACAAGGACGCGACCAACACAAGCGACAAATGAGGTGAAAGTACGGTCACTTGCGGTGTAAGCACCAGCGAGAATATCCATAATGAACGAACCAAACGTTAACATAATGCGTGAGGCAGTACCGGAGCGTTCTCCAGTAATATCGAGGGCGTTCGAGCAAAAAGAAGTGGTCTTGGTAACAGCGGTGGTGAGAGCAGCAGTAAGACTATCAATTCCAGTAATGGTAGTATCCATACGTTCAACAAGCTTTCCAACGGATCCAGCGGGGACTCCAGAGATAACACTTTCGATCTTCTCACTTACGCGATTAAATGAAGCGGTAGCATTCTGCAAGTCGCGAACACTTTGCATCTGAGCGACTAATTCCTCGGGCGGTGGTGATGCGGAGTAAAGGGCAGACAATTGACGAACAGCAACAGGGATGTTATCGGTATCAGGATGAATGCGATTCAACAAAACAAGTTCTTCAGACGAAAAAGCACGGGACTGCTTGGTGGTTAAGCAATCCCCTCGATCAAGTAAATGATACCAACGCGTTACACGAGATGACATTTGTTGGCGAACAAACGAAGCGTACCAATCAGGGTGGGCATTGGCGAGAGCGGCAGCATGTAGTTGGGTAAAGACAAAACCGCGTGGGGACGTACCGAGAATGTGGCGAACAGCAGCGATGAGAACAGAATTGTGGCCTAAAAAACGAGCAGTCGTTCCATAGACACAATCATGGACTCCTTTTCCAGAAAGAACGTAGGGTTCGGAGCAAATGGGGCAAGCAATGGTGGTGGGCATGGAAGCGAAAACGGGGGATGCGTAGGCACGGGGGGTGGCGTCGTCTCCAACAGTATGGAGATGAGCTTCAACATGGGCTGGTAAAGGCAACGTAGTGGGGCGCGCGAATGGAAGTTGAGCGCGTTCAAAAGGAGGCAATTTCTCAGGGGTGTAATTAGAGCGGCAAAAATGGTCAGAGTCGGAAGCATATTGAACATCGCACACATTACAAGTCCGCAGACTAGTTTTGCGTGGAAGCACTATACGTTCCCGGGGGGCATCCAAGGCAGCAATGTAATCGGGGGCGACGTGACGTTCGAAAGAAGGACTAGGTGGATTAGGCACAAAAGTTCCAGTTTTCAGTTCATTAGGGTTACCAGAGGGATTCCAATTAAAATATTTAAGCAGTTCGGGCGGGGTGACAGAGCGAGATAGGCGAATACCATTCACAGGGGCCATAGTGGGAAGGGCTAGGCTTCCAGCCTCCGCGGCGTACGTTTTAAGACATACGGCCTCGCGGAGAGTCAAAAGCAAAGTGTGTCCGGCGCAATAATGGGCGAGAGCGGCAGCAATGTCGGGGGAAGAAGCCTTAATGTAAGCAGAATCGCGGGCAGAAGAGATATTAACTTGGTAATTAACGTCTACATCATACGCAATACTTTTATACAAAGCGGCTCCAATGACGCGAGTTCCAGATGAGGTGGCAGCAGCATACTTCTCAGCGAAAGAAGCAGCTTTCCAGGCGGCGGGAGACATATTCTTGGAAAATGAACCTCCTTGAGAGAAGGTCAAAATGCAAGCATCAATCTCAGTAATGGTGCGGGGGGTCACGAAAGGGGCGGTAATGTTTTTGACGACAGACATGGTAAGGGAGCGTGGGGTGATACTAATATAAATAGATAATTAAATACGATAATGCAAGAGTCAACAGGTACTACAAGGGTAAGGTAAAGTAACACGGGAATGCTAACACACAAGGTAGGCGATAAAAGGCGCAGTCAAAAAGGTAGGCACGAAAAGTGACGAGGCGAAGTAGCGAGGTCCAACAGGAAAAGTCAAGGCAAGCGTAAAAGTAGTAGTAAAGGCGAGTTCAGGAAAGGCAATTAACAGGTACAAGGTAACGGCAAGGAAGGACAGGACGAAGGACATTGGCTATACTAACGAATTTAGTTTAGTATAAAAAATGTATCAGGCAGGAAGGCAAGTACAGGAAGTAAGGTAAAACGAAAGGTAAGTAAAGGCAGGTGCTACAAAGCAGCAAAAGAAGACAATAGAGTAAAACTATGC